TGGCGGCATATCCTTGTTGTGCTAATTGGGCCTTAATTCTATCTAAAAGTCGTTGTTTTTTCATAAATATATTTAGTTAAAAGTGTAAATCCTTTTCGGTTAAAATTTTAAATATCCAGCCCTTTTCCTGGCAAAATTTATCGGCTGCCTTCCATTTGGATTGATTTATGGCATATGTGACAGATTCATTAATAAAAGTTTGGGTTCTTTTTCTTTTTATTGGGGGTTTTGTCTGTTTATCTGGTTTTATTTCTACCATATAAACTTGTTCTTTATTGTTTTGTTGTTTTACTTTGAAAATTATGTCAGGGAAATAGCGGTGAATCTTTTGATCAATCGGATTGAAATAGGGTATAACCATTTCTTCTGATGACCAATAGATAACATCTTCCCTATTATCCAACTCAATAAATACTTTTTGTTCCCAGGATGAACGATATACAATATTATTGGCATTACCAACATATTTCTCGGGATTTTTTATTTTGTAAATTCCTTGGTGATAATTTGCCATATATTTTATATAAATAGATTAAAGACTTACAATTACACATAATAAAAATGCCAGTATTCACATTAGGAAACGTTTCATTTAGACCATCCAATAATCCCTATTTTAATTCTTCTGAAGATCTTATTAAAGAAGGTTATGGATATAATTTTTATAAGTATCCAGATGATTTGGGTAGTATGGATAAGGGGCATTATATAATTATACATATTAATGCTCAACGCAAAACACAATTTGAAAAACGTGCAAGTGGTTCCGATATTCCTACTATTTATAGTAATAGAATTCAAAGTGGGAATTTAGGTATTGGTGGTGCCTTGACTAATGTTGGGGGTGTTATTGGAAACATTATTGGGGATTTGACTGATGGTGCTCTAAATGATGCTATTTCAAATATATTAAATGGTACTGGATTATTACCTTCTGATAATTTGGCTGCGTTTGCTCTTGGTTTTGCTCGAACCATTTATCGTACTACTGATACAGTTGCTTTATATATGCCAGATACTTTGGCTTTTCAACAAGATCAAGGATATGATACTTATAGTCCTATAGATAGTGATGCTGGTATGGCATTGGTTGGAGCATTGACGGCTGGTGCTTCTGCTATAGATATGCACCGAAAAGGTATGGATAATACACAAATAGTAAAAAATCTGTCTCCTTTTGTGGCTCGATATCTAACATCAAAACTTCCTGGTTCTCTTTCTCCGATTGGATTTGCTGCGGTAACTGGATTAGTGCAGAATCCAATGTTAGAATTAATTTATAGTTCTCCTTCCTTTAGATCATTTCAGTTTCGATTTATGTTTTATCCTCGAAGTGAACATGAAGCACTGCAAGTACAAAATCTAATTGAACGATTGCGTTTTCATCAATCACCAGAAATTTATAAAGATAGTTATGGTTTCTTTTTAGTTCCTCCTTCTGAATTTGATATCAAATTTTATTATAATGGTTATGAAAACAGAAATATACCAAGAATATCTACCTGTGTTTTGGAAAATTTAAGTGTTGATTATGCTCCTGATGGATTTGCTGCCTATGAATTGCCTGGTGTCACCGTTCCTACATTGGGTGGAACTGGAATGCCAGTAGGGATTGCCTTGGATATGACCTTTAAAGAAACTGAATATCTTACCAAAGAAAATTATACTCAGGTTTAATTATGGCAAAGTATTTTTCAGTATTTCCTAAAGTATTATATAGTTTTAATGACTATAAATCGGGGGAATATGTAACTAACATTTTACACCGATTTAAATTTGATGATGCTCTAAAAAATAATACTTCGGCATATTTTTTATATTTAATAAAAGAAACCGAAACACCAGAAATTATTGCGGCAAAATATTATGATTCTCCTTATAGATACTGGATCATATTATTAATGAACGATATTGTTGATCCCCAATATCAATGGCCATTACATACCATTTCTTTACACCAATATATTGATGCAAAATATATGGCAAGTTCTGGTGCAAATACGGCTGGTAGTGGTTTATATTGGGCCAGATCTAATATACACTCATACTATAAAAATGAAACAATAACAATTCCTAATGTTGGACAAGATTTATATAGTTATAAAATAGATGCCAATACTTATTCTGATTTAATTGAATCCTATGATGCAGAAGTTATTTTACCAGATAATACTGTTATAACAATAGATACGTCAAAAACCACAAAATCATATTATGAATATGAAGTAGAAAATAATGAAAGTAAACGTGAAATTAAAATGCTACGTAAAGAATTTGTGGCCCCCATAGAAAATGAATTAAGAAGAATTTTTGCTAATGCCTAGTATTGCACAAACAACAGATTTTTCTATTAAGGAATTAACTTTAGTTCTTCATACCGGAGAAGTATTAGACATTTCACAAATTTTTGATGAATTGAGTCTATATGATAATATATTTTCTCCGTGTATATCTGGTAGTATTTTAATTGTAGATTCTAATGATATTGGAGAACGATTAAAATTTGATGGTATTAATATTACCAAAATCAGAATAAAAATTGATAAGGCTGCTGAAGAAATAGAGGAATTGCAGTATTATAAGGAATGTGTTATTTACAATATGACACATAAAGAAAATTTAAATTTGACTTCTCAAAGATACATATTACATTTTTGTTCAGAAGAATTTATTTATTCTTGTCAGATTAAAATAACTCAACATTTTCAGGCAATTTATTCTGAAGTGGTTAAAAGAATATTAACGGATTATTTGTTATTATCAGAGTCTAATTTTAAGGATGGTTCATCTTGGATTGGTTATATTCATCCAACTGCAAAAGAATTTTATGGTGACATACCACTATCTACTCCATTTGATGCAATTAATTGGGTGTGTAAAAGATCGGTTACACCAGAAGATCGTATTCCTGATTATGTATTTTATCAAACTCATCATAGAGGATATACGTTTGATTCCATTAAACATTTGATGGAACAGGAAGTTATGTTTGAATTGAATTTTAATCCAAAAAATTTGGATGATGATTTGATGGGTGAATTTTTAGGAGTAAGGGACTTAAAGGTTGTATCTCAATATAATGCATTAAAAAATATTCAAAATGGTTCTTATGCCGGAACAAAAGTTTTATTTGATACTTTAACGAGAACTTTTCAATATGAAATTTCTATGTTAGAAGATGACATACATTCTACATCAGTAAAAAAGAATCACCCAAATTTACCTGAAGGAACCACTAAAAGTAATGAAGCTTACAAAAATATGTATGAATCAAGAGTGGTTGCCTATCCCTATTCATATCCTCGTGGTCATATAACGGAACATGGAGATCAAACCAAATATTTTATAGATCATCGCAAGAATCCAGATGCCGCATTTTTCAGTTCTACTGGAATGGATAATGTTGAAGAATATATTTATAAAAGAAAACCTATTTTTACTAATTTATTGCAACGAAGGGTGCAATTGTTAATGCCTGGTAATTTTGCTCTTCAGTCTGGTCACACAGTAAATTTAACCGTACCAAAATATTCCATTAAACAGGATGATGAAACTTTTGATCGAACATTGACTGGTAAATATTTAATAATTGGTACTAGACATTTGATTTCCTATACCAAACATGAAACGATAATTCAGGTAGCAAAAGACAATATCGAGTATTATAATGCTTAGTAAAGACTTTTATGGCAGACAAGGATATATTTGGTTTGTTGGATTGGTTGAAGATGTTGATGATCCTTCTCAATTAGGACAGGTTCGGGTTAGAGTTGTTGGTTTACATTCACAAGATAAAAATCTTATGCCAACAGAGGCATTGCCTTGGGCACAAGTTATTTTGCCACCCACAGGAGCCAAAACTCATTCTGGTCCTATTGTAGGAGATTGGGTTAGGGGATATTTTCAGGATGGTGAATTTGCACAAATTCTTGTTATTGATGGTGTGTTTCCTGGTGTAGAAGGACAACAATCAAGAACTGTTTATAATTATATTAAACAAACAAAGGGTGATGATTATTTTCCACAAACTACACAACATCATCGTGAAGTGGGAGAGGGAACACCATTTCGATCTGTTCGGGGTATTCTTGAAGGAACATTAACAGAAATAAATAACAATAGATTGAGTCATGCCTGTGGAATTAAACTAGAAGTAGAAACCGCGTTGGCCTGGGCCAGATTAAAAGCATCTGATATAATTAATTGGTTAATGGCACAAATAAAGGCTTTTGCTATTGCACTAGGAATGGACCCAACAGGATTAATATCTTTTGCTATTAGTATATTAAAATTTATTAGACGATTGGTAAATTGGATTCGAGATATTTTAGAAGTTATTGAAGATTGGATACAGGTGGTGCATGATGTTGTTGCAATATGTCGTCAAATTGTGGATTTAATATTGAGTCTACCAGAAAGATTAATTGCATTTTTACGAGATTGTTTAGCGTATTTTATGGGAGAAATTGCATCATTTTTAGGTGGTTTACTAGGACAAATTGGTGATGCAATAATAGACGTAGTAAATATTGGAGATGAAGTGATTAATATTTATAATGATATTAATGTTGCTATTGTAGATATTGGTCAAACTACCATTACTATTACAGACAATATTCAAGGAGTGAAAAATAATATTGAAGGGGTTACGGAAAAACTCGCCATAACACCAGAATATCTTGAACAATTGGTATCTCCACCCGATGTAGAAGTTAATATTCAAGCAAGAATAGAATTAGAAAATTATATTGAAAAAGTGGCTAATAATTCAGAATATTTGGTTAATACTGATTTGTATTATATGACTAAATATACTACACCATAATGGAGAATGATATATGCTAAATGAAGCCGGTGGGTTTTTAGAGCCAGAAGATGTGTTTAATGTAGATACTCAACCAGAGTATCCATTTAATAATGTAACTCAAACAGAATCGGGTCATATATTTGAATTTGATGATACTTTACATCGTGAAAGATTAAAATTAATGCATAGAACCGGAACATTTATTGAAATGTTTCCGGATGGTTCAGAAGTGCATAAAGTTTATGGTGATGGTTATGAAATAACCGTTAAAAATAAACAAGTTTTAATTCAAGGAAAATGTTCTGTTACGATTGAAGGTGATTCTATTATAGAAATTCGTGGGGATAAAATAGAAAAAATTTCTGGTGATTATCAATTGTTGATTGGTGGAAATTTTACACAAGAAGTTAAAAAAAGGACTAGAATCATTTCTGATCGTAGAATAGATTTAATTAGTGATCCCAATTTTGGTGGTGAATTAAATTTAAATGCCGGTCAATCAGTACAAATAAATGGAGATATTCATGTTAATGGAGAAGTGATGTGTGATAAATTGGTAGCAACTACTCGTATTGATGCTGGGCATGGGGTTTATGCTGGTCCGGCTGGATTTGTTACTTTATGGGGTGGGGTTTCTGTTGGAATACCAATTGCATTTCCTGGATGTGTAACTTCAATTGCTTATGTTAATGCTGGTGTTGCGGTAAATGCACCCTTTGGTAATTGGTTTGTATCAACAGCAGTTTTAATGACAGATTTGGTAAACACTTCAATTTTTGATTGGCATAGTCATATTTGTCCTGATGGTTGGACATCACCAGCAATACCATTCATGGTTTAATAGGAATTCATAATGTTTAATTTAGAAACTCTACTTTCAATTAATAAAAAACGTGATAACTCCAATAAAAAGTTTCCTAATAGTACCAATAAATTGGTATATGATAGATTAGAGATTGATTTTGATTTTCCAGATCCTACTATTTTAATATTGTCTGATGCCGCCAAAGAACATCTTAATAATATGCCAAAATTTATTCGAGATTGGCAAGCAGAAGATATGCGTAATGCAAATGTAAAGGATTATTATAAAAATCCTGTTGGTGATGCTGTTAATGTAATACTTAATATTGTAGAGAGAATTATTGATTTTGTTACGTATTCTGTTACACAACCATTAGAAGGAGTTCCATTACCAGATTTAGAAGTTGTTGTTAGTGGATTAGAAGGAGTTTATGCCGCAGCAGTTAATTTGCGTGGTGTTACTTGTGATTTTTTGTGTCATACTAATAGATTGTCTAATGTTGTTCCTGTTTATGGTAAATGTACAGATTATCCATGTAATAGAATGGGAAATACAACCGACCCACATTATTTAACCTGTTCTGCTCTTTGTAGAACAATATTATATCTTGTACATGAAACTGATGGTATATCAGATGCCAGACCATTGTTGGGGTGTTTTACCAGTTTATTAATTTACGATGAATTAATTGCTGATGGTGTACGTATTATACTATATCCAGAAATGATTCAAAAATCTCTTAAAGGTTTTGCTTATGAGACTGAAGCTGGTTTTTATTCGGATTTATTAGAATCAGAAAAAATAGAAATAATTTTTAATTTAAATGAAATTGCCAGTAGTTTGGCCGAACGTGTAGAACACGATAAAAGAGTTTGGCGTAATATGAAAATGCTCAATGAAGAGCAAACTGTGTTTAAGGTAATGAATGGAATGGGTCAAACTCAGACTATGTTGGTGCGTGATTATATTGGAACAGAAAAATTAAAAAGATCTTTATTAATAGATGATTTACCTACATTAAAGTATGATGTTACCATTGATTATTTTGGTAATTATATCATGAAACCAAATACTGAATGGGAAATGCCGCCTGATGCTAATACACCCACTTCTATTATAGATGATTATATTGATTATTATACCAATAGTAATGTTGTTATAAAATATCCACCAAGAGAAGATGATGAAGATGCTAATCTGTTTTATCGACTAGAAGTTTTTCCTGGTGCATTAATATTTAATACGGCAAATGGATTGTGGTCTAGTAATCAAACAGTAACTATTACAAATACTGGTAATACGGCATATACATTTTCTAATGTTAATTTTAATGATTTTGTTAATACTGAATTTGTATATGAATTTAATCCGGCTAATACCAATATAATTGGTGCTGGTAATAGTGCTCAATTTATTGTGGCTGCCAGAGGAATTGAAAATGAAGATTTTACAGAATATGGTATTATAAAAATAATACCTAGTATTGAAATAGCAACCAGAGTAAATAATACGTTTGATGATATTGGTGTTATTTCTCCTTTGTCTATTATCAATATCTATGGTTCTGCTGATGAAAAATTGATATTGAATGCTAATAATGGTCCATATGCAATTGTGGCTGCTGATGCTCCATCTTATAGTCCATATACATGGATAAACAATTCTGAATATGATGCTACCATTTCTACTATAGAAAATATTACTGATTCGGCTAATTTGTCGAATATGACTATACAATTAACTTATGATAATCAGGAATCCGAAGATGGTCTTATTGGGCATTGGACGTTTGATGTGGACGATGTTGATTTGGCTAATGGAGAAATACGTGATATTAGCGAAACTGGTGCTCATGGAGAATGGTTTAACGAAACTGTAACAACTGCTCCTGGTTGGATAGGAGATCGGTCTTTATTGTTTAATGGGGCAAATGATTATGTGACATTTGGAACAACACTTGGAAATTTTGGAATAGATGATTTTTCGGTGGCGTTTTGGTTTAAAACTACGAGTAATAATTGTACTATTATTGGCAAAAGAGCTATTTGCGCAAATGATAGTTTTTGGAATATTGGCATTGCAGATGGTGCGTTATATGCAGAAATAGATCAAGATGAATTTGGTACTAATTATATTTTAGCTTATACGGATGAAATCTTTAATACAGATAATTGGCATTGTATCGTAGTGGTGCGAAGTGGTGAAATGCTATCTGTTTATGTGGATGGAGTGAAGTTGGCTTTTGATAGCGCCGATGAACCTGCGAATATTTCAAATTCGGCGGATATGTTGATGGGAATTGGTGCTTGTTCTGAAGGACTGGACCCCTATGCTGGTTTAATTGATGATCTACGTATTTATTCTCGCGCACTTTCCGAAGAAGAAATAAATCGACTTTATATGTTGGGTTCTACTGCACATATAACATTAAATCCAACTGATAAAGTGCTATGGTATGCTAGTATTACACCACATGTTGTTTCGCCTAATAATTTTACCTATAAAGTAACAACAGAAAATGGTCAAGAAAGATTAATTACGTTAGGAATATATGGTGGCAATGGTGGTGATAATGGAGGAGATCCGGGAGATGGAGTAGATGATTCTGCATTATATAATGAAACATTAAATACTGTTCCAGATTTAATCATCGCTAATGGTGAATCCTTTATTATTAATGTTTCTAATGGAAAACCTCGTACAGTATTTACTTATTCCGGACCAGATTTAAGTGGTTCGGCATATTTAGATGCCAATGGTAATTATTCATTAGAAAATACCGATGGTATAACGTCTAATGGATATTATACTTACATCTTTACTTTTGATGGAACCGATAGAACACGCACAATAACTAAGGCTATATTTACCTAAATACACTATATGGCAACAGCAACAGTAACAAAAGTAGTTCGAGAATTTACCGATTTGGATATGAATTTTGTTATTCATCCGGTAAAACGAGATTTAAATTTAGCAAAAAATGAACGCGCAATAATTAATGCCGTTAAAAATATTGTTTTAACTAATCATTATGAAAAACCATTTTTTCCGGATTATGGTTCTAATGTTCGTCGATTGTTATTTGAAAATGTGGATATTGTTACAACAGCAGCATTAGAAAATGAAATTCGTCAATGTTTAACTAATTTTGAACCAAGAATAAAAATAATATCTGTCGTGGTTTCTCCTAATTTAGATCAAAATGCCTTTGATGTTGTGATGCAATTTTATATAACAAATATTTCAGAACCAATAACAATTAATTTTGTTTTGCAGAGATTACGATAAATGTCGTCAAATCGAATTAATATTACCGATTTAGATTTTAGTTCTATAAAAACAAATCTAAAAGAATTTTTAAGAAGTCAAAGTACATTTTCTGATTATAATTTTGAAGGATCTTCATTAAATGTTTTGCTAGATATTTTAGCATATAATACTTATTATAATGCCTATTATATGAATATGGTGGCCAATGAAGCCTTTTTAGATTCGGCAATACTTAGAAATTCTGTTGTTTCTCATGCAAAATCAATAGGATACACACCCACTTCTAATAGAGCCGCCAAGGCAACAATAGATATTAAATTTAGTAATATTGCAAACACTTTTGTTAATAGTTTAACTCTGTCCAGAGGAACATCATTTAGATCAAATCTTATAGAAAACAAGGCATTTAATTTTGTTATATTAGAAGATGTTACAGTAGATAAAGTTGGTACAGATTTTACTTTTTTGGATGTGGATTTACATCAAGGAAATATTGTAAATTATGTTTATTCATATAACTCAGATACTAATTCACAGGCTATTTTTGATATTCCTGATAAAAATGTAGATACTACCACACTAACAGTTTCTGTGCAAGAATCTTATAGTAATGTTTATACAGAAACTTATACTTTGGCATCTGATGTTTTAAATGTAGAACAAGATTCTTTGGTGTATTTTTTACAAGAAGGACAGGATGGAAATTTTCAAATTTATTTTGGTAATGGATCAGTAGGAAAGGCATTAAATGATGGTGCTGTAATAATATTAAATTATTTGGTTACTGATGGTGAAATTGGAAATGATATTAATAATTTCACTTTATCTTCTCCTACAGGATCATATTCATATTATACGATTACTAATGTAAGAGCTTCTAGTGGTGGTGCAAATAAAGAACCTGTAGATGCAATAAAATTAAATGCGATTATGCAATATGTGACACAAAATAGATTGGTTACGGCAAATGATTATGAATATTATTTGCTTAGAAATTATCCTTATATAGATTCTATATCTATTTGGGGGGGTGAAGACCAAACTCCTAAAGTATATGGTAAAGTTTTCATTTCAATGAAACCCAAAGATGATTATTATATATCAGAATATGAAAAAGAACGAATTATTAATGATGTTATAAAACCAAAATGTGTTATAACAACCGATATTGAACTTGTAGACCCAAGATATTTGTATCTTAAAATATATAATAAAATAAAATATAACAGAATAAAAACAACATTAAAAAAAGAACAATTGAATTCTCTTGCTATTGCGGCTACACATAATTATAGTGAAGCCAATTTAAATAAATTTGATTCTGTTTTTATTTCATCTAAACTGCAAGAATATCTATTAAATATTGATGCCAAGGCAATTGCTGGTGTTGAAACTGTTGTTAGAGTAGAAAAAAGAGTAGTACCAGAATTAAACGTTAATAAAACTTATGAGGTTGATTTTGATATTCCATTATATAGAGGTACAATATTAAATAGATTGACTTCTTCTGAAATTGTTGTTGCCGATAGTTTGGGTGTTAATCGAAATGCAATCATAGAAGAAATTCCTGAATCATATACTGGCATTTCTTCTATTTTAATTACTGAAGCCGGATATAATTATACTTCTACTCCTACAGTGACTATAACAGGAGATGGTTATGGTGCTACGGCTATTGCTAAAATTGTTAATAGAAGAGTAGAGAGTATTGAATTAACTAATCGAGGAATAAATTATACCAAGGCTATTATAACAATTTCTGGTGGTGGTGGTTCTGGTGCCTATGCAACCGCTATTTTGGATGCGAGTTTTGGTACTTTAAGAACAGTATATTTTAATACCAATGCCGAAAGGCAGGTCATAAACAATAATGCCGGGACAATAGATTATAATTCTGGTAAACTTATTATTACTGATTTGAGAATAAAATCAGTAAATACTAATGATAATATGTTGAGATTGGAAATTAGAACACAAAATTCTATGATTTCTTCGGTCAGAAATACTATATTAACCATAGATGCCGATGATGCTTCGGCAGTAGTTAATGAGTTTATTAGTTAGATGGATCAAAAAACTTCAGTTTTAGTTTTAAGACAAGTCCCCGAATTTGTCAGGGAAGAATACCCATTATTCATAAATTTTTTAGAAGCATATTATGAATTTTTGGAAGAACAACAGGGAATACAATTAAATGATTTATTAAATCAACGTCAACGATTGTTGACTATTTTTGATGTTGATAAATCAATAGATGAATTTACGATACAGTTTTTTAATACTTTTGCAAATTTCTTTCCTTTAGATGTTTCGGTAAGAAAAGAATTTTTAATTAAAAATGTTCTTCCTTTATATAAAGCCAGAGGATCAGAAAAATCTTTTGCTTTATTGTTTAAAATATTATATGGTGTAGATGTTGAAATAGAATATCCTAAAAATAATATTTTAATTGCGTCAGATGGCAAATGGAAAGTTGAAAATAGCATAAAAATTTCATTGGATATTTCTTCTACTTATGTGGGAGATGGAGAAACTACTGAATTTACTATATTAAAATGTAATTGTCCTATTTTAGATGTTCCTACCTATAGACAATTAACGGTTTATGTTGATTCTGTACTACAAGAAGAAGGAACGGATTATTATGTATTAAAAGAATATTATAAAATAATTTTTAATTCTGCTATTGCCGACGGTTCTATTCTTGAAATTTTTTATGAAAATGTGGATCAAGATTTATTTGTTAATAGAAAATTGATAGGGGCCGAGTCTGGTGCTTCTGTTATAGCAGAACGAATTGTTGCCAGAATACTTAATAATAGATTGATTTATGAATTATATGTTGATGCAAAAACTTTGGTAGGAGAATTTATTTCTGGTGAAAATATACTAACTAATGTTTTTGTTAATGATGAATTGATTAATGTTGTTTGTAAAACTATTTCTGAATTAAAGTCTATTAATATTACAAATGGTGGTTCTGGATATAAACTAACGGACACTATTGCTATATCAGCATTAAATTCCGAAACCGCGCCAAAAGCCTATATTTCAAAAGTTTCCGCTGGATTGATAGATTTTATTCTACCTACCAATGGTGGTGCTGGGTTTCAGACCAATAGAAAAATTTATGTTAATGATTTAGGATTGCCTTTGGTTGATATTGATATTGTATCAATTACCATGAATCCTTCTTATCCAATATATTCTCCTAATACTCTTTTTATATCCTCCGATATTATTTCTGATATAGATCCGGCTAATACTATTATAGATGTGGAGGATTATGGTTTTCTGGGATATTCGGCTAATGCCAATGTAAATACGGTAATATATCATACCTTTTCCAATACGGCATTTTATGATATGGGTATGATTTCTGGTATTACATTGAATTATGTTAATCTTGATATTATTGATGATCCAGTATTTGATGCCGAACCAGCTAAAGTTACCGTTGCCAATACTGAAATTTCCATTAGAGATTTTGGAACTTTGGGTAAACTTGAAATAGCAAATGCAGGCATTAATTATGTTGTTGGAGATGAAATTGAATTCATTAATGCCGATAAAAGTTGGGGTCTTGGTGCATTTGCTGAAATAACCCAAGTTTCGGCCAATGGAGAAATTGAATCTGTTGAATTTGTTCCTGCTAAAATATCTGGTACTGCCAATGTGTCAAATACCATTGTTGTTGTTACTGGAACAGGAACATTATTTAATAATGAATTAATTGTTGGAAATGAAATTCGTATTAATGGTGAAAATAAAACTGTTGTTGAAATAACATCTAATACGGCATTAAATGTCAATTCGGCATTTGCCAATACGGCTACCAATAAACCAATACGATTGTTCGGTAAATATTTATTGGGTGGACAGGGATATACACAAGATTTATTACCGACTGCTAATATAATTTCGTCTACGGGTGAATCTGGAGAAATTTTGGTTACGGCTATTTTTGGTGATGGGGATGAATATAGTTATCAAACATCCAATAGTATATTTGGACAAATACAAGAAATTGTTGTAACTAATTATGGTAAATCTATTACATCTATTCCAGAAATAGTTGTTTCTGGTGGAAATAATGATGCTGTGTTAGAGCCGATAATGTATCAATCATATGGTGTTTATCCTGGAAAATGGATAAATTCTGATGGTATTATATCTTCGTCTGCAATAAGATTGCAAGATAGAGATTATTATCATAAATTCTCTTATGTAATTTCTTCTATTATAGAATTCTCTAAATATAAAGATATAGTAAAGAATTTATTACATCCAACCGGATTAAGAGTATATGGAAAATATAATAAAATGGAAGAAATAGATGTGGAAAATTATTTAGATATAGAATCTTCTGTTGAAATAAGTTAAAATGTCACAATACATACTTTCAAAAAACTTACGATTTAATAATGCCGAACAATTTAAGGAATCTTTTTATGAGTCCTTAGATACTACTGTTGGATATGTTTTTATTGGTAATCATATTCCCTATGCCAATTCTGATACTGAAATTTTAGATATTATTGATTCTGAATATCAGCAAAGATCATGTTGGGATAATATGATTGCTGCCAAAAAAATTACTGGCAATGATCTTGAATTGGTAGTACCAAATGTTGAATGGGAATCTGGTGTGACATATAATCAATATGATGATAATATTGCTCTAGATGGTTTATTAAATGCCAATTCCAATTCTATGTATGTGGTGGCTAATAGTAGTGTTTATAAGTGTTTATCCAATAATTATTCCATTCCATCAACTTCTCAACCATCTGGTGAAGGAACCAATGGTACGGTTATAACAGCAGATTTATATATTTGGAAATATCTGTATAAAATTCCAGAATTCAGTTCTTTTACCAGTAATACCTGGATTCCTGTTCCAATTTCGGCCAATAAATTAGAATATTCGGCCAATACCAATTATGCAATTCCCGGTGAAATTACGACAGTTGTGATAGACAATGGTGGTTCTGGTTATTATAATAATAATATTAACGTATCAAGTTTTGCGTCGGCGTGTACTGTTTTAACGTATGATTTCTTATCTTCTGTTTCCAATACATTGGCCATAAATATGGAATTGTCCGGTGATGGAATTGAATCTGGAACATATATTACTAATATTGATGCATTTTATCGAAAAATAACATTATCTACTCCAACCACATCTTCTGGTGGTGGTTCTGGTAATTCTTTGTTTGTGTTTTCCAGAACAATAATTCTGGGTGATGGATCAAATGCCATTGCAAACACTTCTGTTGCCAATGGTCAGGTGGAAAAAATAACATTGACCAATTTTGGCGAAAGTTATAACTATGCAAATGTAGTTATATATGGTACTGGTGATGATGCGTCTGCTCGGGCAATTTTGGCTCCCTGTTTTGGTCATGGGTGTAATCCGGCAAAAGAGTTGGGTGCTCACAATGTAATGATTAATATGAATTTTAATTCAGATGAGTCTGGTGTGATATCAACAGATACTACCTATAGACAATATGGATTTTTACGCAATCCATATAAATATAATGAAGAATCTGCGGTTGATTATTCTAATGCTACTACAGTAATTTCTCAAACTACGGATGTTACTTTGGTTGAATCTGTTGCATATCAAGAAAATGAATTTGTGTATCAAGGAACGCTTTCTAATCCATTTTTTAGTGGAATTGTTAATACCATAGAAGCCAATAATATTATTAAATTGACGAATGTTAAAGGTATTCCTGTTGTTGGTACTGTATTAAAAGGATCTACTGAAGAAACTTCTACTGGAAGAACTGTATTTGATATTACTTATCCAGAATTTACTCCTTATACAGGAGAGGTTTTATATGTGAAAAATGTATTACCAATACAAAGAACTGTCGATCAGATTGAAAATATCAAATTTATTGTAAAATTTTAGGTTAAATAAATGGCACTTTTTACCAATTTAAATACTTCTCCATATTATGATGATTATTCGCAAGATAAAAAATATTTAAAGTTGCTATTTAAGCCTGGATATGCTGTTCAAGCAAGAGAATTGACTCAAATTCAGAGTTCATTACAAAATCAAATTCAAAAATTTGGTGATCATATTTTTAGAAATGGTTCTGTAGTAACTGGTGGTCAATTCTTTTTACAAAATGCAACATATCTAAAATTAGATTCTTCTTATTCTGGTGAAGATGTTAATTATTCTGATTTTGTTGGAAAAACTATAACTTCTACTGATTTATCTAAGCGTGGTGAAGTTATAGTTGGTTTTGCTGCTACCGATTCTGACCCCATTACTTTAATGGTAAAGCAATTATATGGGGCCGATTTTATTGCTGGTGAAACCATTATAACTAAAGAAAGTTCCGCTTATTCGGCCAATATTTCAACTTCTGGGGTTGGTACTGGACAAATTTTTTCTGTTAATGATGGTGTATTTTATTATGATGGGTATTTTATTTCAGTGGATGCGCAAACGGTAGCCACATCAAAATATTCTAGTAATACTGCTTCGGCGCGAATTGGTTTTGAAATTACTGAAAGTTTGGTTAATAATAGTTCAGATTCGTCTTTATTAGATCCGGCACAAGATGCTTCTAATTATCAGGCTCCCGGTGCTGACCGATATAAAATTGATTTAGTTTTATCTACACGGGCATTGGATTCAGAAGATGATGATAGATTTATTGAATTAATGCAGGTTAGAAATGGACAATCTATTAAAGAAAATAGATATCCAATTTATTCTGTATTAGAAGATACTTTTGCTCGTAGAACTTATGATGAATCTGGAAACTATACCGTAAGACCTTTTATTGTTTCTATTGAAGATAATGCCTCAAATACTGCACAAACAAATGTTATTTTATCTCCTGGTAAAGCCTATGTCTATGGTTATGAATATGAAACCAATAGTCCAACCACATTAACTATTGATAAACCAAGAACAACCTCTAATGTAAATAACAAATATATTATTGCTGATTATGGCAACTATGTTTATACCACCAAACATTATGGTGCCTTTCCATTAAATAATTTGACTACAGTAGATGCTCATTGTGTCAATACTGCTTCTATTAATACTGCCAGCACAGGAACAATATCAAATACTAAGATTGGAACGGTTAGAGTAAAAACAATATCGTTTGAATCTTCTGCTAATACGGCAGATGCCAACACTTATGTCTATAAAACCTTTTTATTTGATACTAATATTGGGTCATTAACGGGAACTGTTCAGTCTGCTAATAGTGCAGATATTCAAATAGGAACCAATTTTAGTGATGTTGATGATGCTTATACAGGAGCAAAATTCAGAATAACTTCTGGGTTGGGTTCTTCTGAAGGTACTAAAACTATTACAGATTATATTGGTTCTACTAAAACCATTTTTGTTTCTCCTGGTTTTGGTGAAACCCCTAATGCATCTAGTGTATTTTCTATAGATTTTGAATTTAATGATGCCGAATCGTTGGCAAATTTTTCTAGTACAACCAGAACTTTATCGGCAGATATTGATTCTCGATCTAAAGATAATGCTACTACTTATCAGGATGTGTTGATTTCTGATTCTGCTTATGAACCATTAATCTTTAATTTGGGTGAGGATTATATTGCTAATAATACAATTTCTGATATGAGTTTTTCATATAAGAAAACGTATGCTCCTGTATTATTTAATACTTCTGTGGCAACATTATCATTGGGTACTGGTGAAGAATTGGCTGCGGCAATATCTACTTCCAGTAAACTAGAAAATTATTACATTGCAGTCACTTCACAAGAAACTTCAATTTATCCGGTTGGAACAGTAATTCCGGCATCATTAATCACAGTATCATCAGATACTATTACAATTCCTAGTGCTAATGATATGCAGGCCACTATTGTTGCTACGATAAATTTCTCTGATGCAACAAAGAAAGTAAAAACTTATGTTACTGCCAACACAGAAATTCAAACTTCTGGTGGAACTAATGTTTTTGGTGGTGGTAATACTGATTTTGTTTCTTATACTACACAAGGGCAGGCTCATATTGCAATTAATATAGTTAATAGAATACCAAATAATCCACAATCATTATATGTTGCTGATGTAACAGAATTGGTTGAAGTTCTTGATTTCAATGGATATGGTATATCGTCGGCCAATGTTTCTTTTTCTAGTGATATTACATCTTATTATGTTTTGGATACTGGACAGCTGGATTCGTATTATAATCATTCTGCAATGATATTAAAACCGGGTGTGCTTACTCCCATTGGTCCATTGTTAGTTAAATATAATCGTTTTACTACTACTACCGGATCTGGCTTTTTTAGTGTAGATTCTTATTCTGGAATTGGATATGAAAATATTCCTGTGTATGAATCAAAAATAACAAATTCTTCATATAATTTACGAGATTGTGTAGACTTTAGACCCGTTAAGGCAGATCACACTTTAAATAATACGTTTAATATTGATAGTACAGGACCAAAAATTCCTGATTATGGATCTAATATTGTTTTAGATTATGAATATTATTTACCAAGAATTGATAAAATTTCATTGGATAAAACTCGTGTATTTGAAGTAATTAAAGGTACTCCGGGATTAAATCCATTAACTCCACAGGATTCTTCAACAGGAATGACCTTATATGTGCTTAGATATCCTCCTTACGTAGGAAATTCCAGTGATATAAGAGTCAAACAAATAGATCATCGTCGTTATACGATGCGTGATATTGGTAACATTGATAAACGAGTACAAAATCTTGAGTATTATACTGCATTAACATTATTAGAACAAGATACTATGTCAAAACAAGATTTGACTATTTTAGATACTCAAAATCTTGCTCGATTTAAAAATGGAATTATTGTAGATTCGTTTACTGGTCATTCTATTGCAGATGTTGGTAGTTATGATTATAGGGCTGCAATAGATCCTATTAATAAAGAATTGCGTCCAACCTTTAATGTATCAGTACACAATTTAACATTTGATTCTGCCAATTCTAGTAATTATACACAAAGAGGATCATTAGTCACTTTAACTGCTAATAATGTAACTTTTATTCGGCAACCAAAAGCATCTAAAATAACAAATGTTAATCCATTTAATGTTTTTGATTATTTGGGTTTTATTGATTTATATCCACCAACTGATATTTGGGTTGATGATGAAAGAATAGATTCTGTATTAGTTAATCTTGAGGGTGACAAAGATGCCTGGGAATTGATAGCAGAAACACCATTTAGTTATGAATGGGGAGATTGGAATACTTATTGGACAGGTGTTGACGTTAATACATCTGTATCTACACGAACCTCTGGTGGTTCGAGCACAACAACAACCACCACCACAACAACAACGACAGAAAATCAAACAAGGAGTGGTATTGTTACTTATATTGTTCCAGAAACAATTACTCGTTCTTTGGGTGATAAAGTAGTAGATGTTTCTATAATTCCATTTATGAGACAAATTAATATATTATTTGTTGGAACATCATTTAAGCCTTCTACTGTAATATATCCATTTTTTGAAGAAAAATCTATTAATAATAATGTTACCGGTGCCAATAGATTTTATCTATCAAATAATAATATTCAATTTCCGATAAATTATAGTAATCCACAGGCAATAACAGTAAAAAATAAAACTACAGATGCTACTTTAGGTACTGGTCTTGTAGTACACAATTCTAATAATATTGTATATGTTACTAATGTTACTGCCACAACAGGATTTGATAATTGTAAAATAGTTGGCGGATCTTTATCATACGATGTTACTTCATATGAACATAATGGCGGTAAAGTTCAAGGAGCAACTGCCAATACGATTACATTAGATGTCCATGCCAATGGTGCGATTAATATATCTACGTTTATTGGATCAAATATTCATATAGTACAAGGAATTGGTATTGGTCAAGATAGAACCATATCTAATTATGATTCTGCAACCAGAGTAGCAACAGTTTCTTCAAATTGGACAATCATACCATATTCTGCATCACAAGATACCTATTATGGTATAGGCAACCTTACAACCGATGAATCTGGAAGTATTGCTGGTGTATTTACAGTACCAGAACAAACATTTAGAGTGGGTGAAAAATTATTTAGATTGATGAATGCTGAATCGGGAGATTTAATTAGTTCTTGGACAAGTGGAGATGCGTCTTTTTATGCTCAGGGGTTAATTCAAACTTTTCAAGATACTGTTATATCTACTATTCAACCATCATTACGTCGTGTATCTGTTACGGATAACAGAACAGTGACTAACAGAAGCACCAGTACAGAACAAATAGAGATACGCACACAAATCTTTGACGAACCCACATCACAATCTTTTTATGTTAGCCCTCAACAAATTATTGATCCCATTGCACAAACTTTTTTTGTTGGCTCTCAACAATATCCTGAAGGAGTATTTTTGGATAGAATTAGAGTATGTTTTAAAACAAAAGATGATGTTATTCCGATTACATTACAATTGAGGCCGACAGTAAATGGGTATCCATCTAGTTCTGTTGTATATCCATATAGCACAGTAACATTAACGCCTGATAAGGTTAATATTACAAATTCTCCGGATATAACGGATAGTTCTAAATATACTGATTTTATATTTCCTGCGCCAGTATATGTACAACCAGGAGAATGTTGTTTTGTTTTGATTGCAAACACAAACAAATATGAAGCTTATGTTGCTGAAATTGGTTCTAAAAATTTGGTGGATGGAAAGTTAATTTCAGAACAACCTTATATTGGATCATATTTCGCATCACAAAACGCATCTACTTGGACTGCTGATCAATATCTTGATATGATGTTTGAAATTTTTAGAACGGATTTTACTGCTTCTAGTGGTATTGCACAATTTCAAATTACACCACCGACAAATTCTGTTCCTTATAGTTTAGTACAAACAATAACTTCAGAATTGGTTTTACCAAGAACATTCTTAAATTATTACTATAATGCCGAAAAAGAATCAGGTGGTTTTGTTGGATATCAACCTATAATTTCTGGTCGCGATTATGAACTAATTGATGCTTCGGGAATGAGGTTGTTAAGTAATACGACAGGTGCAGATTCATTCAGATTGAAAGGGGATATGGCAACATTAACTTCGGTTTTATCTCCGGTAATTGATGTGTCAAGAACGGGTGTTATTGTTGTTGAAAATATTATTAATAATTTAGAATTATCTAATACTGGATTTGTTATTGAAAGTGGTGGTAGTGATTATACTGATGCTGCTAATGTGGTTATCACAATTTCTGGTGGTGGTGGTTCTGGTGCAACTGCTGTTGCAAATGTTGCGGGTGGTATTATAGATGATGTATATCTTACTAATGTAGGATCTAATTATACTACATCCCCAACCATTACTGTATCTACTTTGAATGCCACTGGTTCTGGAGGATCAATTAGATATATAGGTGAATCAGAACCTTCTGGTGGAAATGCTTATGCAAAATATTTCTGCCGAAGAGTTATATTAAATGAAGGATTTAATTCTGGTGATTTACGAGTATATATAACTGCCTATAAACCATTAAATACAAATATATATGTGTATTATAAAATATTGTCTGAATCTGATATTGAACGATTTGAAGATAAATATTGGCAATTAATGACTCAATTAGGAGATTCAAATTTCATATCTACTAATTCTAGAGATTATAGAGAATTAGTATATGCTCCTGGTGTTAATGGAGTTGCAAATAATTCTGTTAGTTATACTACAACAGATAGCTCATATTCAACATTTAAAACATTTGCTATAAAAATTGTACTTACTTCAACTACACCTACTACTGTACCAAAAGTAAGAGATTTTAGAGCAATTGCATTACCGGCAGGATAATTTATGGAAGCGGTAAGAATACCAGATACAACTTATGTTCGTGATATTCATTCTAAAGCATTGCTAAATACTGATAAAAAAGCATTACATGAATATTTAATGAAAAAAGAAATTGCTAAAAAACAAAATGAAAAATCTGAACAAATTACTGAACGAATATCTAATTTAGAAAATGAAATTAATTTAATTAAAAATATATTAATGGATTTAAAAACGAGTTTAATCAAAGATGCCAATTAATCAAATAAGTACAGCAAATACCTTTCAACAATGGTTAATTGCTACTCAACAATTAATTAATAGACATAATTATTATGAAGAAGATTTCGAGCAAATAAGCGATAATTCTAATTTGGTTTATGAATTAGCTAATACTACCAGTAATTTATATATAGCAACATCAGAAACATATAATACTATAGTTGCTTATGTTAATACTGCTTATGATACTGCAAATTTAGCATTAGAAACTGCTAATTCAATTTCATATGATACTTTTAATTTAGTTTCTCAAACTGTTTCTACTAATACTCATTATATTTTATTGGCTAATACTGCTACTGGTATTCCAACAAAAATATTTACATCTACATTAAAGTTTTATCCATCTAATAATACCATAGAATTAACTAATGTTAATGTTTCTGGTGCATTAAAACAAGGAACTGATAATGTATTGACAACTGCAAATGTTGGTGTAACAGTACAAGCATATGATGCAAATACCGCAAAATATGATGATGCAACAGCAAATTTTACTGGAACTTTACAAAAAAGTGGTTCTAATGTAATTACGGAAGCAGATATTAGTTCTTTTGGAGCAAGTTTGGTTAATGACGACAGTGCTAATACAGCAAGAAATACTTTAGAATTAGGAACTACTAATAGTCCACAATTTACCGGAATTAATCTTGGACATGCTTCAGATACAACCTTTTCTAGGGTTTCTGCTGGTGTTGCTGCAATTGAAGGGGATACTATTGCAACAGCAAACAATACATTAACATTAATAAATAAAACTTTAAGCAATCCAACTATTATAAATGGATATAAAGAAGAAATTGGAACATCAGTACCAGCAAAAATAAATCCGGATAATGGTTCTATTCAAATATTTACCTTAACTGGTGATTTGGATTGGACTGGTGATGATGAATTAGAAAATGGCGAATCTATATTATTGATGGTGGCGGATGGAACATCAACATATTCAATAACTTGGCCTACAATTACTTGGGTGTATGGTTCACAACCATCATTAGATACTACAAAATATACATGCATTGAACTTTGGAAAGCCTCCAATACGTTATATGGTGCATTGGTGGGGTATGCATAATAATGTTACATCATAGATTAAGAAGCGCACTACCGTTTGCTGAACCTGGACAAGTTCAATGGATAACAGCACAGTCTACCTCTTGGACGGTACCCGTAGGTGTTTTGTCCGTGTGTATCCTGTGTGTCGGCGGCGGGGGTGGTGGCGGATCTTCTAGCATCGGAAATTATTCTGGGAGTGGTGGTGGTGGCGGGGCGTTGAGCTTTTCCAATGCGGTCTCTGTCAGTCCCGGCGAGTCTTTGACGGTGGTAGTCGGTAGCGGCGGCTCGTCAATGCAGAACGGGCAAGACAGCTATGTATCGGCTGGCGGAACCACGTTGGTACTGGCTAAAGGGGGTACCGCAGGTGGAAACGGAAGCTCCGCAGGAAAGTCCTCTGGTGGGGCGGCTGCTTCAGGAACGGGAAATACTAGGTATTCTGGCGGCACAGGAGGTCCGTCGCATTTTGGGAATTATAGTGGTGGTGGTGGTGGCGCAGCGGGATACTCCGGCAACGGCGGTAATGGTTCAGGCTATAATGTCGCCAGTGCAACAGCCGGATCAGGTGGAGGTGGTGGCGGTGGCGGTAGAAGTACCACTGGCGATGGCGCAGGCGGTGGTGGTGGCGTCGGCATATTCGGTGAAGGCGCCAACGGCGCGGCGGCGAATGACGAATACGGTGGTGGTGGTGGCTCCGGTGGCGATACGGGAAGTGGCAATGGGTCGAATCCTGACACTGGTCAAGCCGGGGGACTGTTCGGTGGTGGCGGTGGCGGCGCTGGCGAGGACGACACCAAATCCGGTGGTGAAGGTAAAAATGGTGCTGTGCGGATTATTTGGGGTGCAGACCGCGCTTTTCCTTCAACTAATACAGCCGATGTGTGAGTGGCATGAACGAAAACAACACCTTAACGCTAAGGTCACCAACTGAAAAGCCGTTTACAAGTGTTATTTTTGCGAGCTATGGTACGCCCACCGGAACCTACCCAAACTTTGCTATAGGTAGCTGTCACGCAGCTAATAGCCAGTCAATAGTTAAGTTTTACGTAATAGGGCAAACAACGGCCAACATTCCAGCAACTTATGCGGTATTTGGTGATCCTTGTTTTGGAACGTCAAAATATTTGATAGTAGTAGCATCAACAGTATAACATACGCAAAAGGTACAATATGTGGATACACATCATAACGCAAAAGGTATTTAACACACATGCTGATATTCGCTTGGTGTGGCCCAATGTATAAAAACCTGCCCGCATTAGAATAAAGGTATAATTAATGTATATTAAACTTATTAACAACATTCCACAATCATATTCACCAGAACAATTAAGACGTGAATATCCCAATACTTCTTTTCCAAGTAAAATGTCAAATGTTCTTTTGGCTAAGTATGATATTTATCCTGTTACACCAACAGACAAACCAGAATATAATGAAGATACACAAATTGCAGAAGAAACCACTCCTATTCAAATAGATGGTGTTTGGACTCAACAATGGATTGTTAGAGATTTAACATCGGAAGAATTAGATGATAGAGTTCCAAAAAGAATTGAAGTATTACAAGGACTATTAGCAATAGATCAAGTTGGATTATCCAGTTTATATGAATCCTGGATTAATTCTCCAGAAAGAACATTTGCTGAAAAAGCATTTATCAATAAAGCACGAACTTGGAGAAGATATGATCCAATATTGCAAGCAGCCGCCACTGAAATTGGATTAACAAAAGAACAATTAGATCAATTATTTATTTTAGCAAGTAAATTTTAATAGTATAAAAAATGCCTTTATATAGAACATATACGATA